CACTGGCCGCGATGGTGTCATACAGCGTCTTGCCGCTCAGGGTGCCGTCCGGGGCGATGTCCAGGTAGTCCCCCACCTTCACGCCGCCCAGCTGGGCCGCTGTGGCGGCAGGCAGGCTGTAAGGCGGGCCGAATTTGGCGTCGGCCTCTTTCTGGCTGTACACCTCCGTTTTCGGGTAGGTCTCCGCGCGGCTGTACACCTCCGTCTTTGCGTAGGTCTCGTTCTTGCCGTAGGCTCCCACATCCTCCGCCGTCAGGGCTGTGTCCTTTCCGGTTCCTCCGTGTTCCACGCCCAGCACGCCGGTCATCACATCCAGTGCCGTGGTGTCCTTGGTCTGCAGCGTCCGTGTGCTGCCGTCGCCCATGGTCAGGGTCATCACCTGCCCGTTCAGCTCGATGCGCTCCACATAGTCCGCACTGCCCGCTTCCAGCGCACCCACGTCCGCCGCCGTCAGGGTCACCGCGCCGCCCATGCCGTTCACGCTCTTCACCGGTCCGTCCGCCGGTGCCGTTTTCTCCGCCCGATCGGCTGCCGCCTCGGCCCGGGCTGCGCCGCTTTCTGCCGCTTTCTGTGCCGCCCCGGCCTGTCCGGCCGCCGTCACCGTTTCTGTCCGTGCCGCCTCGGCTCTCTTCGCATCCTTCGCGGCCGCACCTGCGCTGTTCCGCGCTTCCTGCGCGCTGGTCGCCGCACTGTTCGAGTACGCCAGCACCCGCGCCACAAAGGTCTCGTACTGCGTCGGGCTGATCTCCGCGTCGCCGTCGGTGGCAAGCGTCTCGTAGCAGTCGTATTTTGCCGGCCGTGTCAGCGCCCGGAAGCCGTCCTCGCCCAGGGCCAGCAGCATCCAGCTGCCGCAGCTCGACGCGGTAAACTCCTTGCCCACCGCACAGCTGTGCGCTTCGTCCAGCAAAATGGGGGCAGGCAGGGTGCCGTCCTGCCGCTGGATGTGCAGCGTCACGCTCTTGCCCTGCCAGCTTTCCGGCAGGGTAAATTCCAGCCGCTCTACGTTCGCGCTGCTCTGCCCGCCCAGGTGCAGCACCTTCATCTCCGGGGCAAACTCCACCCCGCCGAATCGCTTTTCCACGATCCTTACCTGCATGGTCTTTTCCTCCTTCCGTTTTTCTCCCAGTCTACCGTCCCGCTGCCCCGCAAAAAACCGTGTACTTTTACAAAAGCACCCCGGCAGGTCTTGCCCGCCGGGGTGCTTTCTATTGGTGACAAAGCGTCACCGGTTGGCTGCCACTTGGTTGGCATCTGGTCATCACCGCAGCAGTGCATACGGGTCCTCTTCCGGTTCCGCCTGTGCCGCCTTCTCTGCCGCCTTTTCCCACTGTGTAAAGGTCTTTTCGGTGTACAGTGCCTTGCCGTCCGCGTCGGTCAGGGCCAGCAGCATGTCCGCCATCCGCTGCTTGTCCGCGTCGCTGCCCGCAAGGTAGTCCGGTTTCGCCAGCTTCGTGATTTCTTTCTTGATGTTTCCCGCGTCCTTTCCAGCCCGTACCAGCCGGTCGTACTCTTCCTGCACGTTCTGCGCGTTCCAGCTGTCCACAGCATCCCGCAGTCCGGCATAGATGCCCGCGCTTCTGTCGTAGCCCTTTTCCGTCGCCAGCATCTCGTTTGCCGCAGCGTCCACCGCGCCCACCACCGTGTCCCGCACGTCCGGGTCATCCGTGTTCAGCAGCTTTTTCAGCTCGCTGGTCACCTCATCCACAATGTCCTTCCGCGCCTCCCAGTTTCCCGCGTTGGTCTGCTGCGCCGCTTCCTTCACCCGTCCGTCGTACTTCTTCAGCCGGGTCTTCAGCTGGTCGTACATCTTGTTCTCGGCAATGGCTCCCGCCTGTACCATCTGGTCCAGCTTTTTCACGGCCGCCTGCGCTTCGTCCGGGTCTCCGCTCACATACGCGTTGTACAGCCGGTCATACTGCCCGGTGGCGCTCTCCGGCAGGCTGTTGAAGTTCCCGCCGTCCCGGCTCCAGTTCGCCGCCGTGTCCATCCACCCGGTCACCGCCTGCACCTGCTTTTTCAGGTTCGTGTAGGGTACGCCCCGCAGCATACCCAGCTGCCCCAGCATGTCGGCCACGGCCTGCACCGTTTTCTGTTTGTGGGTCTCCAGCTGTTCCTCGGTCATCCCGCTGGTGTCCTCGGCGTTCAGCTGGTACACCTTCCCGATGCACTCGGTCAGGTCGTTGATGGCCGAAATGCCGGTCATGCTGATGGTGTCGTAGCTGGTAAAGCTGCGGTTCAGGATCATCTCCCCTGCGCTCATCACCTCGCTGCCGCCGGTCCAGTTGCCCACAAAGCTCTTGAAAAAGTCATAGGTCAATGCGTCCAGAATACTCTTCCTGGTCATGTCGCCGTTTTCGTCCTGCAGGTCATCCCACCGGTGCAAAAGGAACTTCACGCCGATCCCCAGCGCCGCGATCAGCGCCGTCTGCGCCACCTGGCTCGTGGCCGCGTTCAAAAACCGTTCGTTCGCCTTTTTGATCTCTGCTTTCGCTTCGGCATTGTCGCTCTTGCCGTACCGCTCATACTGTGCCAGCATGTCCTCCACGCTGGCCGTCCAGATCTGCGCATTCTGCTGGCGCTGGGTGCTGAACATCATCAGAAACTTCGCCATCTCGTTTTTGGTGCGCTGGTAGCCGGTGCGCTGCATCGCCGTGTAGTTGGGCTGCGTGCGCTCCACCACCCGCTCAAACTTTTCGTTCACCGCCGCCCAGTATGCCGGGCTGTCCGTCACTTCCGCTCCGGCGGCAAACTCCTCCGGGTGGCTCTTCACATAGCTCTCGCTTCCGGCCCACAGCGCCGCCACCGTGATCTCGTCCGCCTTGGTAATGCCGCCCGTCCACAGGCTTACGACTTTGTCTGCCGCGTGGGTCGCGCCGCTCACTGCCGCGTTGTCGCTGTTCCGTGCCGCGTCGTGCATCCGGCCAAAGAAGCCCTTCTGTGCCCCGGCGCTGCCCAGCTCTGCCGTGCCGGTGCCCCGCAGGCGGTACTGCAGCAGTTCGTCTCCGTGCTCTGCCATCCGCGCTTCGATCTTCGTCAGGGCACCCTCGCCCTCGCTGCCAAAGAACCGCGCAATCGGGTCCAGCAGGTTTGCGCCGAACTGCACCGCCGCCCTGCCCGTGCTGCCCCAGCCCAGCTCTGCCGCCGCCGTAGGTAAGGATGCCGCCTGCAGCAGCGTCACGTTCACATTGGCGTTCAGCACCGCCTGCGCTGCAAAGCTGCGCAGCCGTGCAAACGCACCGTCTCCCACTTCCCGGCTGTCCTTCACGCCGCACAGGTCAGCCAGTGCCTTGTTCAGGTATTCCCGTCCGGCCTTGCCCCAGGTGTGTTCCACCTGCTTGAACAGGGTCTTTCCGCCGGGCATGCTGTTCAGGATCTTCTCCGCGTTCCGCAGCGGGATGGCCATGCCCGCATACTGTGCCGTATTCTCGATGCTGGTGTTCACCTGCTGCACAAGGCCCACCAGCAGCACCGGCTTCGAGCTGTTCACGCGGTGGTTCAACCAGCCGGGGTTGCCCACGCTGTTGTCGTACCGGATGCCCTTGTTCTGTTCCGGGTTCGCGTCCTGATCCACGTTGATGTGGATGTAGTTTTCGGTGGTTGCCTTCCGCACGCCGCTCAACAGCAGGCTCGTCTCGTTGATGTACCCGCTCGTCTTCGCGTTCATCTTTCTGTAATCCTCGATCCACGCTCGGTCGTAGTCAGTCAGGTTCTTCTCGATCTCGTCCAGCAGGCTGCGCCGCACCGCCGTCTCGTCCATCTCGATGTCCCGCAGGTCGATCAGCTTTCCTTCCGCGTCCCGCAGGTTCAGCTCGCCCACCCGCACGGTCTCGCGGTCCAGCTGTGCCAGTTCGTTGTCTCCCTTCACCTTCGCTTCCATGTTGTCCAGCGTAATGCCGCCGTGCAGGATGTGGTGCAGTCCCTGCGGGTTCTGCAGCTGCAGCCACAGTTCCGCCAACTGGTCGTGGTTCACCTTCCGCGTCCGGCCGCTCTCGTCCCGGAACCCGATGTCCACAAGGTCGTGGGTGTAGTGGTAAAGTTCCTTCTCGTGGGCCTTGCCGGTCACGTTGTCAAAAATGCGATTGCACTCGATCTGGATCTTCGTTTTCTTCCGCTGTCCGTCGTTCAGCATCTGCCCCAGGTTTTCCAGGTACCCGCCGTGGGCATATCCGCTCATCCTCTCGAACATCCGCTCAATGTTCATGGTGTTCATCCGGTAGCTGTTCATTTCCCGGCTCACCTTGCCCAGCAGGCCCGTCTTTTTGCTCACGCCCTTCGCCGCTGCCAGCTCGCTCTTCGCGCCCTCGGCAAAATCGTCGATCATGGCGTCCTCCTGTGCGCCCACCACCACGTTGTCGATCTTGATGATGTGCGCCGTCTGCTCCAGGATGTCCCGCAGCCCTCGCAGCTCCGCCGCCGAAAGCGCCGCCATGCCGCCGCTCTTGTAGCCGTCCAGTTCTTTCTGCAGCGCGTTCAGGTGCGCCTCCATCGCCGTGCCGTCGATGCCGCCGTATTCGTCGCCCAGCTTCTGCGCGTTCTGGATGGCCTCTTCCAGCCGCGCGATCTCCCGCTGCCGGTTGTCATTCACGTCAGCCAGCCAGCTGTCGATAGCGTCGGTCAGGCCGCTCTGCTCCCATTCCAGGTTCGCCCGGTCGCCCGCTTCCATCTCCCGCTGGATGCCCCGCCGCAGTCCGTCCACCGCCGCGTCCATCTCGGTCTTGGTGTCCTGCATCGGGGTGTAGTGCCAGCCATCCTCGCCCCGGTGCCGCCAGCCTGCCAGCCGCTCGGCGGTCTCCCGGTTCCCGGTCACCTCGTTTGCCAGCTGCAGCACAGGCATCACCTTGTCCAGCAGATAGTCCGGGATGTAGCTGCCCTCCTTCGGGTGCTCGTACAGCTTTGTCAGCTCTCCCGTCACCTTCCGGATGGCCCGCCGGGTGTTGTCCTTGTCCCGGCTCTCCCGCATCTGCGCCAGCCGCTGTTCGTTCTTCGCCTTCGCAATGGCCACTTTTTCCCGTGCCCAGCCGCGTTCGGCTTCCCGCTGTATGGCCGCCTGCTGCTCCAGCTTCCGCTCCTTCGCGCCAATCTTCTCCCGCAGCTTTTCCTCGGTCTCAGCGTAGTGTTCCTTCGCTTTCGCGGTCGCATCCGCATAGGGCTTTGCCATCTTCTGCCGGTTCCGTGCCCGCCGCTTTGCCTCCTCTAAGTTTACCTGCGCCTGTAATGCCAGCGCATGCTTTCTGGCTTTCTCGTTCATCTCCTTTGTCTGCTGCCCAAACTTTCTGCGCAGCGCCGCATTGCTTTCGTTCGCCACTCCCGGCAGGCCTAAGTATTCGCCCCAGATCTCCATGGCCAGTTCCTGCTTTGCCGCGTCCCAGTCGCTGTCGTAGGCGCTTTCCATCGTCGGGCGGATGGCATCATGCGCGGCTGCCATCGCCTCCAGCGCATCTGCCGCACTGCTGGGTGTTTCCGTGGGCAGCAGCCCTCCGCCAATTCCCTGCAGCTCGGTAAAGTCCGCGTCCCACCGGCTCACCTCGCCGTTCTTTGTCAGCGTCAGCTTCACGCCGTGCCTTGCCAGCTCCTTGGTAGCCCCTGCCCAGCTGCCGTATTTATACACCACCTCCCGGTAGTCCTTGCTGCCTTTTTCAAGGCTCATTTCCATCTGATGCAGTTCCGGGTACTGTTTCCACAGCGCGTCGTTTTTCTTTGTGCTTTTCTCCATGATCTGCTGCGCCATGTCCAGCACAAAGCCGTGGGCCTGGGCCCAGTCCACGTTTCCGCCGTTCATGTAGTCCCGCAGTGCCGCCAGACGGCTTGCTATCGTCTTTGCGTCCATCCGGCTTGCGCTGGCCTTCACCATCTTCCGGGCAATGTACAAAAGGCTGTCGTCGCTCACCGTGGCGTTCTGTGCCTGCTTCATCACCTTCTGCACAGCCTCGCTCGCTGCCCGGCCGCTTCCCATCTGCGCTTCCCTCGCGGCTTCCACGTCCTCGCTGTCCACGTCCAGCTGGTACTTTCCGTGGTCCCGGATGTAGTTCCGGTCTTTCTCGATCGCGTCCGCCCGCGCCTGCAGCCGCTCGGCCGCGCCCGGTATTCCACTCTCTGCTTTCTGCGCCACTTCGTCTGAAAAGTATTTGGTAAAATTCGCATCGTGGTTGACAAGGCGGTAGTAATCGAATATACTGAGGTCAGAAGAACCGGTAGGGGTTTCCATGTTGGAAGCGATTCCAGCATCGTACCCCTCTGACCCGGTTCTTTCAGAAGAGACTGGTAGGGCAGCCTCCTGAGTCAGCAATGGCTCTTGACGCACCTGAAGATCCAGCTCTTTTTCAGAAGAACCGGTAGTCACGCTGTCGGTGGTGGAAACACCATCTCCACGGGACTCTGACCCGGTTCTTTTTTTATTGGCTGCATCCCGGCTTTCCTGCGTGGTAGTCTCTGCGATCGCAAAATAAAGTGTTGTCGGGCGGTTATCAAACAGCTTCAGTTCTGCACGCACCGGGATGATGCGTTCTCCGTCCTGCAGCGCACTTGCCAGCACGATCATGCCCTCTACATGGGGCTTACCTTTCTTGTCAGCATGGGCTTCCAGCGGCTTTGCATTTCGCAGTACTTCCTCAATGTTTGCCTGCACCAGTGCAAAATCGTTGTATTCGCGCGGGGTCAGCTCTGTTTGCTTGCCCACGCTTTCCTTTATGTTATTGTTTCCGTATCTAAATTCAATATCAAGGTCGTCAAGGTCAAACTCCTTCTCCTGAATTCCAAATTCAGTCAGCACTTCCCTGATCGCTTTTCTCGCATCCTGTGGCCTCACGCCGGACCAGTTCTGTCCGCTCACCTTTGCGGTTCGCTGAGCATTCGGCTGTGCCGGCCGGATGGTCAGCGCCATCTGACGCTTTGTCTTTTTCTCTTCGGTCTCGCTTGCCATTTCGGGCAGGTTATATTTTTCTCCTTCCGCTGCCGCTTTGCTTCCGGCAGCGTTTTTGTTTGCCCCGCCGTTTGCTTCCAGCGCCGCGCGGTAGCTTTCGCCCGCGTCCGTCTGGTGGTTGAACCACAGCTGCTGCAGGTCTTTCAGCTGCGTCTCGGTCAACGTCTTTGCCGCCCGCGCCGCCGCGTTGGTGGGCTCCTTCACCAGCAGGCTCTTGATGTCCGTCAGCACCTTCTCCAGCATGGTGCCGATCTTCTCCATCACCCGCTGGCACTTGCCCAGTGCGCTGGCGTTCAGCTGCGCTTCCAATGCCTGCTGGCGCAGATAATTGCGGAAGCTCTCCTCGCTGCCAAAGATGCTCTGCATCGCGTCGGCAGTGATCTCCTCCATGGCCTGGTTGTAGGTCAGGCTCTGCCCTGCTTTCTCGTACCGGTCAAGGTAGCTTTCCACCAGCTGCATCACGCTGTCCATGCCGTTCTGCTTCACAAGGTAGTGTTCAAAGGTGTCGATCATCTCCTGTGCGCCCGCGCTGTCCCAGCTGTTCGCCGCGTGGAAGGTCTCGTGCAGCACCGTGGCCGTGTCCGCCTCGCCGGAGTAGAACACCTTCCCGATGCCGCTCTGGATCAGTCCCTTCGCCCGGTTTTTGATGCCCTCAGTCACCCGCTGTGCCGCAAGGCCGTTTGCCCCCGCCGTCAGCCGGATCAGCTCGTCCCCGGCTCTCCGGCTCTCGCTCTCGGCGCCGTCGCCGTTGTACAAGGTTCCTGCATCCTCCCGCAGTGCCGCCGCATCCGGCTTTCTGCCAAGCTCTGCCGCCTTGGTCTCCTTGTAGCGTTCGGCTTCGCCCCTGCCTTGGGTGTAGGCCATCTCCAGCGCCAGCCGCCCGGTCTCGCCGGTCGCCAGCACCTGCCGCACCGCGCCGCTCAGTGCCCCGCTGCCGGTCATCTGCAGCGCCTGCGCAAAGCTCTCGCCCTCGCCGTTCACGCCCAGCCGGTACAGGCTTGCCGCCGCCGGGGTGTACACCTCGGCGCCCACGCCTTCCGGCATATTCCGGCTCATGCTCTCCGCTGCCGCATCGCTCACCCGGTACTTCTTCGCCAGCTCCTTCACGGCCTGCGCCGATCCTGTCTGCTGTGCAAAGGCTCCCTCACCGAGGGAGCTGTCGAGCGAATGCGAGACTGCGGGAGTTTCCACCGTTTCCCCGGTGTTTTCCACGGTCCGCTTCTGTGCGGCCTGCGCCTGCCGCTCGGCCTGTGCCCGCGCAGCCATCTCCCGGTCCAGCACCTGCGTCTCCACGGTCCCGTCCGGGTTCCATGTGGTCATCACGCCGTCCCGGATCTCCCGGCCGCTGCCCTGCAGCTCCCCGGTCTGCTCCTGCTTCACGGCTTCCGGTGCCTGCTGTTCCTCCTGCGCCGACTGCGCCGTGCTCCGCTCGGCTTCCATCTGCCGCAGCACCTGCCGGGTCTGTGCCGCCGTTTCGGGCAGCTCCATCCCGTATGCCTCGGCAAATGCCGCGCGGTTCGCTTCGTTGGCCGCGTTCGGGGTAAACAGCTTGATGGTCCTGCTTGTCAGGGTCCCGCTGTCCATCGCTTCGGCCAGCTGCTGCACCGCCGGGTTGCTGCTCTGCATTGTCTGCGCTTCCGTCTGCCGTTCCAGCCCCAAGCTCGCCCTCTCGGGAGAGCTGTCGCCCGTAGGCGACTGAGGGAGTTCGCCCCCCAAGGCTTCCCCCTCGGGAGAGCTGTCAGCGCCCTGCGCTGACGGAGAGGGTCCATTCCGCTGTCCGGTCTGTCCTTTCGCCTCCAGCGCCGCGCTCATCCTGCCCAGCTGCGTGCCCACGGCACCGCCCAGCGCGCCGGATGCGCCGCCCGTCAGGCCGCTCTCCAGTGCCGTCAAAAAGGTGTCTCTGTTAAACAGCTCCTGCGCCGCCTGCTCGTCTCCCAGGGCCGCGTCAATGGCCTTGTCCGCATAGGTCTCCACAAAGGCCTGCATGGCATTGTCGATGCCGCCGGAAATGGCATTCGCCACCGTCGGGTACTGCTGCGCCAGTACGCCGTTGTCTGCCACGCTGCGCACCACGTCCGCCAGCTTCCCCGCCAGCGTGTCCTTGGCGTAGTCGCTGCCCATGGTCCGGGCAAGGTCTGCCGCGCCCACGCTGTTGATGGCCCACCCCGCACCGAACTTCGCAAGGCCGCCTGCCAGCGTCTTGCCTGCGCTCTCGCCCTTCTCGATGCTCTGGCCCATGCTCTCCGCGCCGCCCTGGGCACTCAGCACCGGCAGCACCAGCGCCGGGCTGATGCCCGCCACCGCAAGGTTTTCCGCCGCACTGGTGGTCACCCCCATCAGCTGGCGCGCAATGGGGCTCATGCCCGCCTGCGCCGCTTCGTTCAGCTGCTGGCCGCGCTTGTACATCTGGTAGCCCAGGCTCTTCTCCGGGTCGATGCCCTCGCTCACCTTTGCCCCGCTGATCCGCGCCCGCATCCGGTCGATCTCGCTCTGGCTGTAGCCCTTGGCCTTCAGCTCTTCGTCCGTGTAGGCCATGCCGGTGCTCTGGGCCGGGGCCGCCATCACCCCGCTGCTGTTCAGCTGCATGGCGTTGTCCCGCTCTGCATACTGGGTCTTTCCGCCGGTCATCAGGCGCAGCAGTTTCCACTGCCGGTCGTCGCTCTTCACGCTCTCTTGCAGCTCGTTCCAGTTCTTTCCGGTCTCCGCTGCGTTCTGCACGCTCCGCACGGCCGTCTCGCCCGCCATCAGCGGGGCCGACGCCACCGTGTCCACAATGCCGCCGATCGTGTTGGAGATGCGCCGCGCCGCCCGCTGCCAGTCCGGCAGGGCATCAAAGTCGGCAATGTACTGCCGCGCCTCTCGGATCTGCTTGCGGCTGTAGCCCTTGGCCAGCAGCTCCGCGTCGGTGTACTCCCGCTTTTCCGTGCTCGTTTCCGCCGTCGGCGCACTGGCCATTGCCCCGCTCACGCTTATCGGCTGCATGGCGTTGTTTCGTTCAGCATAGGTCTTGTTCCCCTTGCCGGTGCGCAGCAGCCGCACCAGCTGCCGGTGCTGCGGGTCTGCATCCATCCACTGGTTCAGCCGGTCGAAATCGCTGAACTTGTCGGTTGCCTTCAGCTCTTCAGTCTCCTGCTTCAGCTGCTGTGCATCCCGCGCATACCAGCTTTCCACCCGCTTTGCGTCCGCATCCTTGATCTGCTTTTTTACGCTCTCCGCGTTCGGTGCACTGGCCATTGCCCCGCTCGCGCTCTGCATCGGCATGGCGTTGTTTCGCTCGGCATAGGTCTTTCCGCTCTTGGTCCCGGTCCCCAGCACCTTGGCCGCCGGGGCGCTGTTCTTGCCCGTTCCCAGCCACTCCGGCTGTCCGGTGCGTTCCACCGTCGGCAACTTTGATCCCGCCTTTTTCGTGGTCTGCACGCTTTGGGTCCCGGTCATCTGCCCCAGCACCTGCGCGCTCAGGCTTCCGCTCGTGGGGTTCTGGTTGCTCTTTCCCGCGCTCTGCGTCCCGGCTTTCTGTGCCGTGCTGCGCACGCTGGTGCCAGCGCTCCGGTTCACCCAGGCGTCGGTACTTTTGGCCGCCGGCTTGGTCCCGCTGCCCGTCCGCAGCGCGTCGATTTTTTCCGCACTCCAGCCGGTGCTTCCGCTGCTCCGCGCTGGGGCCGTCGTGCTTTTCGGTGCCGCGCTCTGGCCGGTTCCCGCTGTGCTCTTCTGCCCATTATTCTGTTTGCGCAGCTTTTCAATGTCCTGTGCGCTCCATCCCATACGCTCACCTCATCACTTCGTTCCGCGCCACTCGTAGTCGATCTGGTTCATAATGGCCGAGATCTGGTCGCTGCTCAGGCTCGTGTTGTTGGCCAGCTCGCTTGCGATCTGGTTCTGGCTGTACCCGCTGTTGGCCATCTTCCGCGCGTTGTACATGCCCTGCTCCCAGGCTGTGCCGTTGGCTTTTCCCGGGTTGCCCACGCCGCTCAGCCGGTCGATGCGTCCCCCATCCGCCAGCACATCGGTATAGTAGCTGTAGCTTTTGTCATCCGGCTTCATACTGTTGTATGCTTTCAGCATCGTGTTCAGCTGCGGCTGGGTGTACCCGTCTGTCTTGTTGCTCTGCTTGTTTGTGTTCTGGTTGCTGTTCTTTCCGCCGCTCCCGCGTCCTGTCCCGGTCGTGGTCTTGTACCGGTTGCTGATGGCCAGCTGGCTTGCGTACTTGGCAAGGTCTGCCTGGTTCAGCCGGTTCGTCACCGAATCGAAGCTGTCCAGCGCATCCGTCCCATATCCAACCGCCCTTGCAATGGTCTGTCCCAGCGTCGGTGCGCCTGCAGTCGTATAGTCCTGTGCTTTCATCAGATAGTCCAGATTATCCTTGTCCGTCTTTGAAAGGCCCTTCCATTCGTCAAACATGTCGTAGCTCAGGTCGTAAGGTTCCAGAAACTTGCTGATGGCAGCTTCCGGCGCGCCCTGGTCCAGCATCTCATATGCCTCCTTCAGCGCCGCGTTCTGCTGCACCGTAAAGTCGCTCACGCCCTGCAGGTTGTCGAACATATTCTCGTCCATCCTGTACATTTTCAGGATGGCTTTTGCACCGTCCACGTTGCCGTTCCGGTACTCTTCCTTTGCCTGCACAATGGCATTCGCCTTCTGCTGGCTGTAACCCATGTAAGCATTATAGGCCTTGCCCACATCGCTGCCCACGTTCTTGATCACGTTCCACACGTTGCTCAAAAAGTCGCTGTTCTCCTGCCGGGCCTGCTGGGTGCGGTCGTACCGGTAACTCCGCCAGTCTGCTGCGTTCTGCACGCTTCCGTCGTACTCGCTGCGTGCAAGCTGGTCCTGCGTCAGCAGGTTGTCCAGCTGGGTGCCCCGGCCTGCAAGTTCCTGCTGCCACTGGCTCAGGGCATCCGCCCGCGCCTGGGCGTACACGTTGGCGGTCTGGCCCGTCTCCCCGGCCGCCGCCTGCTGTGCCGCGCTCTTGGCCCAGTCCGTGCCGTACCCGCCGCTAAGGCTGTTTGCCACCTGCTCGGCCGCACTGGCCCCCGCGCCCGCGTTGCCAAACAGGCGGCTCAGTGCGCCCCGGTAGGTGCCATTCTGGCTGTCAAAGCCCAGTCCTGCGCTGTTGGCACTGTCCATGCCCGCCAGCGCGTTCTGGATCCCTTCGTCGTAGCGGTTCTCATACGCCCCCGGCATGGCCGCTTCCGCCTGTGCCTGCTGTTTCTGCTGGTCGTTCAGTCTCTTGATGGTCCCCATGCTCTACCTCCATTCTCAGATAAAGAAAAACGGCAGGATCTGCGCCGCAATGCCCAGCACGCTGAACAGCCCGTTCAGGGTGCTGCTCACGTTCTGCTGCCGCTGTGCATAGGCGTTGTTGTACTCGTTCTGCCTGTAGCTCAGGTCGTTGTACCAGTTCGACAGGTCTTTCTGGTACTTGTTGTAGTCATTCTGCTCGGCCTCCTGCAGGCCGTTCAGCTCCTGCTGCAGCCCGCTCTTCCGGGTGTTGTATTCGCTGCGGCTCTGGCTCGTCAGGCTGTCCAGCACGTTGTCCAGGTCGCTCATGGTCGCCGCATAGGCCTTCTGGCCCGCCTGGGTGCCGTAGCTGGAGCCGTACCCGCCGGTCAGTGCGCTGGCATTGGCCTGCGCGTTCTGGTTCGCCAGCTTCGCCTTCTGGGTGTACTCGCTCTTGTACTGCTGGTATGCCGTATCGGCCGCCGGGTCATAGTCGTAACCGCCCAGATCATCCAGCTTGCCCATCACGTTGTCGATCTGGCCCTTGTACTTGCTCTGGTAGTCGGCCGGTTTCGTCTGTTCAAAGCGCTCCAGCTCGCTCCGCGCGTTGCTCAGTCTGCTCATCTTCAGCTCTCCTTTCCGCTCAGATAATCCTCGCTCATGTTCTCGCTGCTAAGGTTGGTCAGCACATAGGTCAGCTGCTCGTTCAGCTGGTACAGGTAGTTCTTCAGCGCCCGCGCGTCCGCCTCCGGCATCTGGTCGCTGAAGCTCGGCAGGCCGATGCCCGCCAGTCCCGCAATGCTTGCCATTGTCTTCTCCTTTCATCGTCTCGGCACCGCGCCGCTCACCCTTGCCCCTGCTGCATCCGCAAACGTAAAGGCCATGCTCCGCAGCACCATCTGTCCGGTGCCTGCAAATCTCAGCCGCATGGTGTCGTGCCGCCGGGGCACGAAGGGCAGGTTCACCCGCTGGTGGTCCCTCGTCACCGCACAGCTGCTCACCGTCTCCCAGTCCCCGCCGTCGTAGCTCACCGCCACGGTCAGCACCGTGTGGGCCAGTGCATCCATGCGCAGTGTGACCCGGCTGATGTACTTGTCGTCCGGCACGGCAAGGCCGATGTCTCCGGTCACGGCCTCAAATTTCAGCCCCGTCTCGTCCTCGCCGCTCACTTCCCGCTCCGGGTCGGCCGCCCACAGGGCATTGCCGTCCCACAGGTACAGCTGCTGGCCGGTACTCACCATCCCGGTGCCCGCCGCGCTCTCCTCCTGCCACAGGCCCCGCTCGGTGTCGTACACCAGCAGCCGCCCGCTGCCCGTGTCCGTTTTCCGGTGCAGGTACAGGTAGTACCGCGCATCCAGCTGCCCGCCCACGGCCCGGTCCACCGCCGTCAGCTTCCCGGTGTCCAGCGCGCCGCTCACCTTGGCAGGCAGGCTTCCGCTCCACGCCATCACCCCGTCCGGCGACAAATAATACAGCGTCTCCGCGATCACGCACAGGCTCTTTGCCGCATCTGCCGCCACGCCCCGGCACCGCACACTGCTCATCTGGTAGTCGCTTGGCTTCGAGCCGTACAGCTTGTGGATGCAGTTTTCCTTAAAAAACAGCAGGTACCCCAGGCAGCTGGCCGCCCCGGTAAACGCGCCGTCGCTGCCCACGCTCACCGCGTAGCTGTCCGACGCAATGCCCCGGTAGCTGTACCAGTTGGTGGGGTCGCCCAGGGCACAGGCATAAATGCTGTTTTCCTCCCGGCTGCATCCCCACACCCGGTTGCCCTGCTCGGTCACAAAGTCCAGATCCGGCACCCGCCGTTCCAGCTTCACCGGCGCTGCGGCCGCTTCGTTCTCGGTCACCTTGCCGTCGGCGCTTCGCCAGCTGGTGCCGGTGGCCGTCACGGTCCAGCTGCCATAGTACCGGGTGCTGTCCTCCGGCACGGCCAGCGTCGTGATCACGTCGTCCCCGTCCAGCGTGCTGATGCTCACCTCGCCGTTCAGCCCGGCCGCTTCCGCACTGCATACGGTGCCCGGCATCCCGCTCACCGTCACGGTGTCGCCTTCCTTCAGCACGCTGCCAAGGCCCGGGCAGTGCAGCCGCAGGCTCGTCAGCAGGATCTCGCTCCACTTCTTGTTCTTCGCGCTGTACTTCAGCAGTACGCTGCCCGCGCCGTAAGGGCTCTCGGCGTCCCCCTTCAAAAACAGTTGCCCGTCTGCCGGGCTCTCCGGCTCGGTCGTGCCCACGCCGTCCGGCGTGTAGGTCCGTCCCTCGCCGTCGCAGGGGGTCACGGTCATGGTCCCTCCGCCCAGCGTCCACGCCGCCGCAAGGTCCGTCAGCTCCCCGCTCACCGTGTCAAAGGCCTTCTTGTCCGGCCAGATCAGCACCTTCGTGCCCATGCCGGTCATGGCCTTCTCGTTGTCGGTCAGCGCGTTTTCCAGCACCACCGCCCCGGCCCGGCTCTCGTCGGCGTCCGGGGTGTACTCCAGCGTGGTTCCCCGGCAGATCACCAGCCCGTTCAGGTGGTACATGCCGTTCACGTCCTGCACCTCCCGCACCTTTTTGCGCGTGGCCCGCGTCTGCAAAGCCGGGTACCCCCGGCCGGAAAAATTCAGGCTGCTGCTCAGCTCCGCCTCGCTGCACCCGTAGGTCTCGTTCACCCCGCCAAAGGCCCGCAGCATCTGCCGCCCGCTCTGCAAAATGTTCAGGTTCCGCCCGTCCGTCATCTCAGTACCTCCACTGCACACCGCCCGCCGGGGCATAGCGCCTGCGCATCCATGCGGCAAACTCCTGCACATAGTCGCTGTACAGCTGCATCTCGTTGGCCGCCCGTGCCACCTCGCCCAGGGCAAGGTCCATCTGTGCACACAGCCAATGCACATACAGGGGTGCAAACTGCTCCGGGGCCAGCAGCTCGGTGTCGTAGGCAAGGCCTTCGGCCCATGCCGTGTCCGCGCCCACGTCGTCAAAGTCCACCGTCTCGCTGCGCTCCACCACGCTCCCGCGCAGGCGGCTGTCGCACTGCCGCAGCCAGTTTTGTTTCAGCGTGTCCGAAAACTCGTTGTTCGGCCGCATCTCGTCGGCCTGCTCCATGGCCTGTCCCGCCGTCATCTCGTCATCTTCTCCTTCCAAATCAAAAGACCCCGGCACAGCCATGTGCCGCTGTACCGGGGTCCTCTGTCTCTTTTGTTACACGCGCTGTGCCTGCTGCACGGCTGCCGCCTCTGCTTCGGCAATGCGGGCCATGGCCGCGTTGTCCATCTCTTCGCTGTGGCGCAGCACCTCGGCCACCGCCTTCGGCACCTCCACGTCCACGCCGCGCTGGATCAGGTAGGTCTCGCCGTTCACGCCCACAAACACAGGCGCCTTATAGCGCTGGCTGTCTTTAAACAGGTGGATCACCTCGGTGTCCTTCTCCAGAGTGTCCATGGTGTCCTTCTTTGCGGCCTCGGTGTCCTGCACGGCCGTCTCAGTCTTTTTTACTGCCATCGTCGTACCTCCTTGATTTTCTTAGTTTGCCAGTGCCTTGGCGCTGTAGCGTGCGCTGCAGCTCTCAATGCGCACCATGTACTGCTCGCTCAGGCGCTCGGCGGTCTTCACAGCCTTCCAGCCCACGGACGCGCGCTGGTTCAGCGGGTCATCGCCGTAGCCCAGCTGCTTCACGATGTGCTGCATGCCGCCGCCCTCCAGCTCGGTGGTGGCGTAGGCGTGGGCACCCAGCACCAGGGTGCTGAACACCGCCAGGCCGCTCGGGCAGCCGGTGCCCTTCCAGATCTTTGCTTCGCTCGACACCACAAAGCGCACGTTGTTGATCTTGCCGATCTCGCCGTTGAAGATCTCTTCCGGGGCCGCGTACTTGTGCGCCTCGATCCAGTTCGGGTCCTTGCGGATGTCATAGCTGGTGTACGGGTGCACGATGGCCACATAGCTGTCGCCGATGGGGTCTGCGTTCTGGGCCTGCAGCATGGCCACCGCCTGGTCGATCAGGTCCACGGTCAGCTGTGCGGTGGCGTCCAGCGTTGCGCGGCTGGTCACGGCAGTCTCCGCGCCGTCCGCCACCTTGGGCGCGTAAATCACGTTCGTTCCGCCGTTCAGGATGTCGCGCACCACGGTGTCCATGGTGCGGCCGCCCTGGCTGGCCAGAATGTTGGTGGCCTGCACCACGTTGTTGTCAATGGCGGTCAGGTCCAGCATGTCGGTCAGGGCCACCCAGCCGCCGTACTGGTGCACCTCGGCGGTGATGGTGGTCACGTTCAGGGTCTGGCCGGTCGGGGTCACGCCTTCGGTCAGCGGGGTGGTGGCCTTCGGCAGGCTGTCGTACCGGCGGAACTCAATGGTCTTGCCGTTGTTCGCCGGGATCGGGTAGCTGTCGCCGAACTGGTCATGCACCAGCGCAGGCTCTGCCAGATCCAGCAGGGTCTTTTCGTAGTAGGTCTTCATCTCGGCGGTCATGCCGCCGGTTGCGGTGGTATTCTGCAGCTGTGCGCTTGCATCCGCAAACATCTGCAGATCCAGTCTCTTCTCAGTCATCTGTTTTTTTCCTCCTTCAAGGTTTTTATCTTCTCACGCCCGTTGCGTGGGAAATCTCTCACAGCACGATGCGCTCTCCGCGCCGTGCCCGCTTTGCCAGCTCGGCCCGCTGCTTGGCGGTCATGTGCGCCACGTCCACCTTCATCTCGGCCGCGCCGCCGGGGTGCGCCCCGTTCTCGGCCGGCCGCTGTGCCCTCTGCTGGATCCGCGCCGTCACGCCCTGCTCCACCTGCTGGGCCGTGCGTGCCGTGCTTGCCTCCATCAGCTGGTCAAAGTAGGCGGCCCGGTACGCCGCTTCCAGCCCGATGCCGCGCCGGATCATGTCCGCCACGCTGGGGTTGTTCAGCACCTCGTCCAACTCAAACGCCGGGTACTTCACCTTCAGCTGCGCCGCTTCCGCTTCCCACTGGGCCCGCACGGCCGCCGCACGCTGCTGGTGCTCGGCCGCCTGCCGGACCTGTTCGGCCCGCTGCTTCTCGGCGTTCGCCCGTTGCAGCTCGCTTTCCATCCGGTCCATTTCCCGCGCGGTCTTTACGCTGATGCCGCGCTCCGCTGCCAGCGTCTCATAGTACTCGTCGTTCTTCACCTTCCCGTTCTTCACGGCCTCGGTCAGGGCAGCCAGGTTGTCCGCGCTCTGCACGTCGATGCCATACGCCTCGCCCAGCGCGTCCATCAGCCCCTTCACCGCCGGGTTGTCCAGCACGTTCTGCACGGCCATCTCCGACGCCCGCTGCAGTGCCTCTTCAAACTCGGCTGCATACTCGCCCTGCATCAGCTGCCCAAAGGCCTTGCGCTTTTCCGCCGGGTCCGTCGGCTTTGGCTCCTGCTCGGGCTGTCCCTGCTGCGTCTCGGGCTTCTCTTCGCCGAGTGCTTCCTCTTTACTCGGCTCCCCCTTTTGGGGAGTTCCGGCGTCCGCGCCGCCGTCGGCGGACGGTGCCGGTGCGGCCTTCGCCGCTCTGCCCGGTCGGCTGCGCTTTGCCAGCCGCTCCTGCGCGGGGCGCAGCTCCGGGGCCTGCACCGCCGGGGCCGCTTCCGCCCCATCGCCAGCAGCACCGCCGTCTCCGCCGCCTTCTGCAAACAGCTGCAGGTTCATCTTTCCGTCCACCATGTCCGGCAACTGTACCGGGTCCGGTGCCTTGCCGTCCGCAAACACCATGTTCACCACCAGCTCCACGTTCTCCGGGTAACTCTCGGCCAGCGCGTCCAGTCCGTCTTGTACCAGCTCCACCCATGCTTCCACCATGTCGCAGCTCTCCTGGGTCGGGGTCACCTCCACGCGCATCCAGCCCTCACCGTGTGCCACAGCGCCCAGCGCCACAAGGCCTGCCCGCGCAGCCTCCTCCACCTCGTTGGCAAGGGTCTGCATCAGGCAGCTCACCGCTGCGCACACAATGTCCTGCCCGTACTTTCCCGCGCCCGCATGGCCCTTTGCCTTCACCTCGTAGCCGGTCTTGCCGTCGTTCCATACCGTGCGCATCACACTTGCTTCGATCATGCCTTTTCCTCCTTCAGCGCAACCTCTTCGATCACTGCCCGGATCTCCATCATTTTCAGGTACAGCCCCATGTATTTCTGCTGCTCCCGCAGCAGGTCAAGCGGGCAGCGGTGTTCCGGCGGTTCCGTGCCGGTCCTCGCTGCTGCCTCGATCCGGTTGCAAAAGTCCTTCAGTTTCTCGTACCGGATCTTCGTTTGCCGGTACTCCGCTTTGAAGCGTTCCCGGTAGTCGGTGCTGGTCATGCCCTCAATGGTCTCGTACAGTTCCATGCTCTTTCTCCTTTACTTGTTCGGGTTGTTCACATTCATGGCCCGCTTCGCCGCCTGGCTGGAAAGGCTCCCGCTGCTGTCGCCCACCACGCCGCCCAGGCTGTTCATAGTGCTGGCCGCTGCGGTCTTTCCTCCGCTTCCGCCCCCGCTGCCTGCTGCCGCCTGCCCGGCCGCGCTGGCCGCCGCACTCACGTTGGTGCCGTTCTGCTGGTCGATGATCGCCGCCATCTTCTGCAGCTGCTGGGCCATCTGCTGCAATTGCTGGTACAGCGTGCCGTTCTGGCTCACCCGCTCCCGCACCTTTTCGATGCCTTCAAAGTCCATCATGTCCAGCGCCGCCAGCGCCGCGTCTGCGTTCGCCGGCGCAAAAAATCCCAGCTGGTAGCACTCCTTCGCCGTCTCGTTCTGCGACAGGCGGCTGAAGGTACTCTTCTTTGCCGCCGTCACCGTGATGTCAAACACCGGCTCGTGGTCGCCCAGCTGCACACCGCCCACCATGCCGCCGGGCTGCGCCTGCAGTGCCGCGTTGCTAAAAGGCACATACTCCGTGCCGCCGCTTTCGCCGGTGATGCGGTACACCCGCTGCTCGTCGTAAAACTGCCGCATCAGCTCGATCACCAGGTAGCACTCTTTCGCAAATGCCCGGTATGCGCTCTTCAGCATGTCGCGGCTCAGTTTGCTGCCCGCTTCCTGCAGGGCCGCAATGGCGCTGGCCGCCGTCAGGCCGCTGGTTGTGCCGCCCTGGCTCACGTCCCGGTTGCCGCTGATCTCCTTCAGTTCGCTCACCCGGTCATCCCGGTAGGTGATCAGGTTGCCCTGCAGCCCGCTCACCTGCAGCGGCCGGAAGTTGTCATCCGTCAGCCGTCCCACCACATGCACGATGTCCCGGCCAAAGTCTGCCAGCTCTTCCTCGTTCACGCCTGCCGTGTCGCTCAGCACATACCGCTGCTTCGCGGCCAGCTTCACGTTCTCGTCCATGGCGTGGTTCATCTCGTCAATGGCGGTCTGGGTGTCCTTCATCACGTCGATGTACCCAAAGCCCGCCG